TAAATTTATCTGTACTCGCACCAATATTAACATCTAAAGCTACAATAACTGTACCATCATTATATTCAATTAAAGTATCATCTAATGTAATACTTGCTGGTGGCTGAATAGTAAATGGATTAGGTAAATTAGTTGTTGGTATAGCAGAAACTTGAGTTTTAGTTGCCCATGTATAATGACTATCTTGATGTTCTACTAATCCTAATCCTATTGTATAATCTTCATTAAATGTTACTTCTAATACTCTAAATGGTTTAGCAGAAAATCCTAAGGAACTATGAGTAATATTAACTATATCTCCAACAACTAAATCATAAGCATCAAAAGAAACATTAATAGATAATGTTAAAGCCTCTCTTGATCTTCTTAAAATAATTTCTGCCATTTCTTCTGCTTGATATGGAGATGTGATAGTTGTAAAATCAAATCTTCCCTCAAGCAATATTCCACCATCAGAAGTTTTCATTGTTGCGTGTTGATCTGCACTTGGTAATCCTGTGTCATCTATCGGTGGAAACTGCACTTCATCAACTTGATAATTTCGATCTGGGTTAATAAATGAAACTATAACTCTATTGTATTTATCATTTTTATTAGGAGAAGATAAACTATATCCACCTATAATATCATCTTCAGTTAAAGTTATTGATGCTGTTCCTGTTGTTTCAATAATTAAACCATATTTACCAGATGAATAAGGTAAATAACCTCTACAACCTTTAATTAATTCTCTAACATTTTCTATTATTTTTTTTGATGTATCTATTACTGCATTTGTATCAAAAATATTTATATCACTTCCACCTGAATATGGAGTAACTTGTGTTTCGCAAATTTGTGAGGCATCATAAAAAGTTTGTAAATCAATATCTGATATTGATAAACCTTTTCCATATCTTTCATTTGTTAAATAATCTAATAAACACCAAGCTGGATTTGTTGAATAAGATGCAGATTGTGCAACTAAACTAGCATTATAAGTTACAATTTTTTTACCTTTTATTTTTGCTTGTACTTTAGGAATACCTGTAAATGCGTCTTGATTCCATTTAAACCTTAATGCTAAATAACAAAGACCAGATAATTTATGATTACTTCCCCAGTTAGATAATGTTGATAATAAACTTGATGCAGATTGTCCATCACTTCCAAAATGTGGTTCTACTCTAATTAAACTTTCTGCACTTGAATTTTCTACTGTTGGGTCAGCTTTATAAAAATTAGAATCTGAACTATTTACTTCTACTTCTGTTCCATCAGATAAACTAGATGCCCATGTAACTACTTTATCATCTACTCTTATTTCTTCTATAGAATTTATTTCTCCTTCTGCCATAACGATAGCCATATACAGATATTGATTTGTAGTTCCACCACCAGAATCTAAAAAGACACGAGTTCCACCAACTAATCTTTCTCCATAAATGACAGGAATAGATGCGTCATTAGATTGTTTATTTATTAATATACCTTTTTCAAATTGATCAAAATTTCCATCGCCATAATCAGGAATATCAGGTGTAGGCATAATCCATGATATTGCTTTAGAAACAAGTTTAACTGTTGTTTTATAGGCACTTTTTACAAATTTTTTTGCTGATTTTATTGGATTAAAACCCATTATTCTCTACCCCATTTAATATCTAATACATTTTGAGAACTAAAATCCATTCCTACATCTGTACTAAAATATCTTTGTTGTGATGTGTTGTTTGTTTTACGACCATTTTTTTTTTCAAAATCAGCCCAATGTGAAACTATGTTTAATGTAACTGTACTTGCAGTATCACTTTCTCCAATAGAAAATCCCTCAATTTGCCCTTTATAAAATAAAAAAGGGTCAGAAATTAAAGAACCAGAATTATCTAAAAACCCTCTATAAATATCTACTATATCATTAGTAATATTTTCATTTAAAACTGTAGATATAAATGTTTGATCTGCACCTGATAAAGCTAAACTTAAACTTGATTTACTTAATTCAGTTTGTTCAGAAAAATCAGAAATACCCATAATAAAATCTGATGCTAAATAAGTTACTGATGAACCTGAAATTGATGATGTTAGCGAAAAGGAACAATCAGTAATATTAATAGGAGTACTGAACCCAATAGTGATAAGATGTACTGGTCTAATATCATTTGTTGCTAATTCGTTCTTTATTGCTGTTGTTAAACTTCTCGTCATATTCTTCGTAATTAGTTTGGGTTACACTTTCAGTACCTTTTAACATAGTATATTCAAATTTGCTATTAGGTTTCTTATACTCTTTTAGATCATTAATTGAAGTATCTATTTCATCTTCATTAACAATAGCTTCAGCAATAAAATCAGCACTTATTCTATGTACTATCTTATATTTTTTCATTAAAGAGATTCTTCAACATCTAATTCAAATTGATATAATATATTTCCATCTTTGTCATTACCAACTGAACCAAATTCTTGAACATCATTAGTTAAATACACAGTAAATGGAACATTATCAAATTGTATATTTGATGAAGAAACTGCTGTTGTTAAAGGTGGTTCAATCGTTAATGAACCTGTGGAAATATCTGATTGATCTTCAACGACCATATAAACTTTATCGTGATTAGCAAATTTAATATAATCTCCAGCTTTTAATGTGCCTGTACCAGTACCACCTAATGTAATAGATGTGTCTCCAGCATTTGCTGTACCGGTTGGAATACCACTAGCTGTACCTGTAGCATTTGCGACCTCTGGTGGCACTATTGTAAAATTTTCTTTTCCCGATCTTTGTTTGACAATAAATGCCATAAGTTTTCCATAAACATCAGATCGTTTAGCAGTAATTATATCAATAGTGAAAGCCCATCTCTGACCATCTATTTGTCTTGATAATTTTTTGCCAGATTGAGATATAGAAATAATTGTATTTTGAATTGATTTAATTTCAAAACTTTTGAATTTATCATTTGATATAGGAAATGCACCAGCCATTATATTAAATTCTCCCTACCTCTTTCATTAACAGCACTATTAATTAATTGAGTAATAGTTCCTCTTGATCTAACTAATAATTCTTCAAAACCAGAAGCATCAACTGTATTAATATTAAAATTAACTGTTGTTGCACCATTTCCTGTTCCTCTAGCTGATTGTGTAATTTGTCCTGTTTGATTAGGTATAAATAATTCAGCACCTCTTTCTCCAACCATAACAGGTTGTCCTTTAGAAACTGCACCACCTTTTTCAAAACCTTTAATTTTATCTACTAATTTTAATCCAGTACCCACAACTGCACCAGCCGCCGCAATATTAAATGGAAAAGGAACAGATGCTAATGCTTTGACACCAGCTTTGTAGGCAGAAATTAAACCCTCTCTAATTGCCGCAAATTTAAAAATTTCTGTTGCTTTTTTAATTGCCGCAGTAACTGCTGAGCCAACCATAGCATCTACGATTGATCTAATAATAGCTTCTGATAATGATTGGAAACTTAATTTACCTGTCATTACAAAATCACTTATAGAATTTTTTAATGCACTTAAAGAATCTTGACCAGCTTTTTTAAATCTTTCAAATGTACTAACATCAAACTCTGATCTTAAACCCTCTCCAAATCCTTCTAAAGCACCACCAATTCCCTCTAAAGATTTTGGTAATTCATCTAATCCATCATGTATTTTTTTATAAACATCAAAAACACTTTCAGCACTTTCTTTTTCTTTTTTAAGAGCCTCTTGTATTTCTTCATGTGTCTTTAATCCTTTTTGAACTTCTTTAGTATATTCAAATGCTTTAGTAGTTTTAATTTTTTGAAGTAAAATAAATTCTTCTAATTTTTGTTTTTCTTTTGTTAAATTTTCTAATTGTTGCTGTGTTAAATGATTATAATTTTCTAAAATTACTTGTCCTTTTCCTCTTACATCTATAAATTCGTATTCTTTTCTCAAACCTTCATCTAATTCTTTATTAATTTCAATTAATCTTAATTGTGCTTGTTCAATACTTTGAACATCAATTAATCCACTTTTTATTCTTTCTGTTTGAACTAAATCTTTTACTTTATCTATTACAAAACTAATTCCAGCTAAACCAGCCGCACCTTTTTTACCTAAAAGAAATGCACCAACTATACCTATCTCTCTAGCAAATTCTGGCATAGCCATAAATCCATCTAAGATACTTTTTAATCCTGAACCTATTTTGTTAATAGTAGGTATTAAATCTTTTCCTATTTGAACAACTCTAACCATTCCGTTAGCTAAATTCTTACCAACTGAAGTTGCTATTCTATCTAAATCTCTTGCATTATTTTCTAAGAAATCATCTAAATCTCCAAATTGCTTTTTAAGTTCTTCAAAAAATCCAGCTTCTAATAATACTCTTTTAAAGTTAAATATTTTATCTCCGATCATTGAGAGAGTTCCCTCAAAAGTTTCTGCTAATTCATCTGTGGCTTTTCCAAATTGACCACCTTTTCCAAATACTCTTGCAAATGCTTCTCTAGTTTCTTCAATAGATACAGTTGCACCAGCTTGGAAACCAAGCATATTTCTAACACCTTTTTCTCTAAATAAATCTGCCGCACCTATACCAGCACTAAATGATCTTTGTATTTGTTCAGCCGCAGTTCCAAAATCCAAACCTGTTGTTGCCGCAACATTACCTGTTATCTCTAACATATTTTGAAGATCATTAGCATTATCAGTAACAGTTGCTAAGATACCAGCACCTTGTTGTATTTGTTCTAGTGAAAAAGGTACTTTAGATGCAAACTTAGTCATGTTCTCAAATGCTTTTGCACCCTCGTTTGTATCTTTAAGTAAGAACTTTAATCTTGTTCTTAAATTCTCTAAATTCTTTCCTGTATTAACTAAGTTTCTAATAACAAGTCCAGCACCAATACCAACAAATGCACTTTGCAAACTAAATACAGAATTTTTTAATCTTGCTAAAGATTTTTGAACACCACCCAA